GTTTTGATCGTCAGCTTCTTTAATTCTTTTAACTTGTAGCGAAACCCGCAGCGGTCACATTCCGCAATCGAGTTTTTACCGCTGGCAAATCTATTTCCCATTAGAAAAACATCTCTCTCGGCACAAGCCGATCAGCTGCCTTCTCGCGGTCTTCGCCCGCCGCCAAGTCCCAAGCCTCGTCGTACATCGCTTTCAACGCCTGAATCCGCATAGGATCAACTTCTGATTTCTTTACCGCAATCATATATGCCAATCCTGCTACCAAGCAGTTCTGGAAGCGAAACGGAATATCGATGACGTTCGTGCCGGTACCGGCGTCAAAAATACGCTTCAACCGCCAATAATAGAACACGTAGTACGGCTGCTGAGTCGTGCCCTGATCCGGCGCAGGCCACACATTAATCTGTGGGTTCTTAGGGGTAGCCACCTCAGACCCAACCTTTTGCCCCGACTGTCGGTTAATCCAGACCTGAATCGGACGCCCCTGTGCCAGCTTGTTCGGGATAGTCGAGTAGGTCGAGACCGAGATACGAGTGATGTTCAAATCCGTCTGATTAGGGCCCTGTCCGGAATCAGTGCGAATAACATGTTCAACCAGATCAACGGTATCAATAGGTAGATCATAGGTAGTCACTCCCTGCGCCAAGTTGATCGAACCCTGCTCAATAGTCCACAGGTTAATACCCCGGTTAGCCCACTCGCCAATCAGGAAGTTCAGGCTACGCCGTGCGGTACGGAAGTCATAGCCCGTGCGCAACTCTAAGCCACAACGCTCAAACGCCTCTTCGAATATCTCGTTGAGGTCAGGATTAAAGCTAGTTGTGTTGGTTGTAAAGGCCATTACCTAAACCCCGCTGTTTTCTTTGCGATGCTCTTGGGTTGTGCTACGAACTGCTTTCCCGCTTTCTTCCCCGCCCGCTTTGCCTTGGTCGTTGCTGCGTACTCCGCTGGGCTTAACGCTTTGATCGCTTTTTCTGGCAGGTACCTTTCGCCAGTCTTTGAGGATGGCTTGCCACTCTTTGTGCGCCATTTCTGATCCCCCCAGTTTTTAAGCGATTGTTGCGGGGCTTTCATACTAGTCCTTGTACCCGCCGCCAGCGGCTTTGTACTTCTTAGCCACAAGCTGCGCTTTACGAGCTGACCACTGACCTGCGCCCGTGCCATGAGTTGCTGCGGCTTTCACTTGGCTAACGATCTTCTTACGCAGACCGGGCTTAGTGTAATTACCAGCAGCATTGACCTTTCCACCTTCTTTGTACTGCGTAAAGTCGGTGTCATCCCGACGCTTTTTCTTCTTAGCGCCGGGCATCTTGGAAGGGTTAATTGCACCCATGCCGCGTGAGGCCATCATTAGCAATACCCACCAGACTTCATTTTGACCTGCATAGCTTTAGTCTTGCCCTTCTTGGCAACACCATCGGCTTGTTTGTGACCAGCAGCCAGACCACCCGAAGCCATCTTCTTCATGCCAGCTTCTTTCATCTCATGCTTGATCATGGACTTAGGAGCGCCCTTCTTCTTCATGAAGCCGATCTCCTTCTTGACCATTGCTTTTGACTCTTTCATTTGACCGCCTCCTGATTTAGTGAACTCTTGTCCCACGGTTACAGGGACGCCGACCTTCTTTGCGAACTTCGGATTATTCGCTACTGCTTGCATGAACCTTTCCTGCTTGGCAGATTTAGCTGGCATCAGCAAATCCTTCCCTTGGTTTTACCACGCTGAGCAATACCATCTGCACGGCTAGAAGCAGAAGACACCTTGCCGCCTTTACGGAACGCTCTTCCGCCTTCACCTTCCCAAGCCGCCTCTTCTGTACTGATACTACGCACAGGAGACCTCATGCTGCGCTCTTCTTTGCCTTTAGCAAGTGCGCGTTCTTTACGCTCTTGCTCAGACTTCTTCATGCCACTAAGTGCTGCTGCCGCACCAAGAGCTACGCCGGTACTAGCAAGGCCAGCTGCTACGCCACGAGAACGCTTGTCGCTGTCTTCTTTTTCTTTGTCAGACTTACCTTTGGCGGAGGACTCTTCGCGTGAAAGCCGCTTGCTCTCGGCTTCGGACTCATCCGGGCCTTTAGCTTTCTCTTTCATCTTGGTGTTGTACTTCTCACCGTTCCACTCAAAGCTCTTCTTGCCCTCTTTACGGGCTTCGGCAAAAGCTTCTTTAAAAGTAGAGCCCTTGTCGTCGTAGTGTAGTTTCTCTTTCATTAGCAAATTCTCCCTTTGGTCTTGCCGCGCTGGGCAATGCCATCAGCACGGGCCGAGGCTGAACTAACCTTGCCGCCAGATGCATACTTCTTCATGCCTTCACCGAGTTTTTCGGTTTTGCCTTTACCCGGCAAGTTCTCAGGCTTCTTGTCTTTGTCGCTCGGCTTGCCCGGAAGCGGCTCACTCTTAGCCCTATCCTTACCCATCATCTTAAAGCCGAAGTCTAGGAGGGACTCACGAACAGCTTTGCGCGGGGCTTCATTCTCCTCGCGTTCTTTCTTTAACTGTTTCTCGTACTCCTCGTATTCTTTCTTTACGAATGCATCTCTACGAGCGTTTTCAATTTCGTTTTCCATAGGCATTACAGAACCCTCCCACGAGTCTTACCGCGCTGAGCGATGCCGTCAGCACGCTTGGACGCTGAACTTACCGAACCGCCTTTTTTGTATGCCGGGGTCTCACGCTCAATAAATTCTCTTTGCGCTTTAGTCTTTGCTGCTTTGTCTTTGTCTTCAGACATGATCTTTCTTTGCTTGTCCAAAGCTCCCATGTAGCTCTTAGTTAAGAACGGATTTTCGTGAGTGCCTTTTACCCCTTCAGGATAGGGCTTAGATTTAAGCCCACCACCTTGTACAGATGGCTTAGTACTTGCGGGGGTTTTAGACTTAGTATCAGTAGTTGTGGTTTGTGCCGCAGGTTTGGCTTTCTTAACCGCAGGCTTTGGCTTTGGCGTAGGGTAGTTATCACTACGCATTACTGCTTCATCAGCGCCTTCAGGGATGAGTTCAGGACGGCCTTTCGACGTGTCTTCCGCACGTTTTCTTGCGGCTGCATCTGCTGAGTCGAGTGTGCTTCTATTCTTTCCAGAATAATCGCTCTTATCAGTCGGCACACTGCCCTTATCCTCGTCGTACTTGAGCTTGGACTTATCATCGTCGTCTTTGCCCTTGTACTTATCGTACAGGTGTTTTCCAAGCAAAACCGCGCCAAGGCCGGTAATAATGTCGCCACCACTGGCAAACTTTCTGACTTTCTTTTTCATAACACTCTCCGGTGGGACTCAATTAGCTGGTCTATCTTGGTCTCCAGCCGATTGAACCGCTGATCTATATGATCCGTTACTCGCTCTACTTCCGCCTTAGTTGCGGTTTCCCGTGCGATTTCTTCACGGGTCTTGTTAATTAGGATGGTGACTCTTGCAAGCTCATCCCCTTGTTCCTTCATCCGTTCCTTGTACTGCTTGTGTACCACAGCAGTTAAACCTATTACGATAGTAATAAGCAGGTTCCAGACTGCCAACAAAATGGCAACGACAAAGCCATCCATGTCAGCACTTCCATGCTCTAAGTGATTTATTGATCCGGCTGTTCGGGTCTTTCGCGGTCTTCGAAGAAGTCAGCTTCTTTTTCATACCCTCCATACGGGCACAGAATGACTTCTTCCTAGCCCCGCCTTCCGGCTGTGGAGCTTTCAGGCCGGGCTTACCCGGATTAGCTGCGTTGTACGAAGCTCGTCCTTTGGCGTTCAAACCGCCCTTCTCGGACTTACCTTCCTTACGCTGCCATGCTGGAGTCTTAGCCATAGAACACCGTCGCAGTTACCGATGAGCCACACCCAACAAAGATACCGTTAGGGCAGTAGATGCCTTCGCCCGGAATCAAGATAGGCAAGCCAACCGTATTAAAAGTATCGATCTCTAAAGCAATACTGCTATACATCGTGACGTTACCGCTTGTGGTCGTAGTCGGCGCATCTGTACAAGTAAACGTGTCGTCGCCTGTCTTTGTAATTGCGTACGCGCCATCCCGGCCTGTTCCAGATGTAAAGTCCAGAAATACCCGATCCCCAGTCTCAAGGCCGTGGTTTACTATTGTGACTGTGATTGTGGCACTTGGGCTTGTACGGCTGTAGGTGCCAGACTTCTGTTCTACCGGGTCGCATACACACGTATTTCTTGCAGACACGGTTGCACTTGTCACCGTAATAGATTTCAACCGTACGGGAATCTGGGTTACTAACAGTCCAGTGTTTGCGGCACGGGCGGATTTAACGTCAGTCTGCATCATGGCCTATTCCTATCCGTAAAAAATAGTCATAGTGACGTTGGCAGATGGCAGCAGAATAAACAATCCGCCTGTTGCAAGAATGCCTTCACCCGGAATCAGCGTGTAATACGCCGTCCCTGAAGAAGAATCCAGTTCAACAAGGACTTTAGGGTATAGCGTTACATCGCCGCTGGTAGTCAGGCTTGCCGTAGTTACAGTAAACG